TAGAGATAGAAACAAGATTAAAAGATAACAACTAATAGCTGTAACAGTACAAGCGGAAAAACAAAATATAAGAGACATAATGGCTCTATTTGATAATTTACCACGTAGAGTAAATAAAGATTTAGTATGGGGGCGTTTTTGGAAAAAAATAACTGTTCCTATGTTAAAGGCTGCGGAAGCAAAAGCTCCTTTATTAGATGCGGGTACAACTGGAAGAATTGGAGTTAGCTATCCTCCAGATAAAAGTAAAACTATTGCAAGAGGTACATTAAAAAAATCAATTCAATTTTATAGAACAAGAGCATCTAAAGCTCACAAAATTCATGGAGCTTATATAGGGCCAAGAGTAAAAGGAAAATTTAAGAAAAATAAAGGGGGCTACTATGGCGCATGGGTAGAATACGGACATAGAATGGCGCATTCAGGAAACATGACTAAAGCTATTCCTTTTATGGAGCCAGCTTTTCAACAAACAAGCGGAACTGTTTTAAATAGTGGATTTACAGAAGCTGAAAAAATCTTTGTGAAAGCTGTTCAAGCTGATGCAAGAAGATTAAAAAAATACGGAAAATTTGGATATTAAATGGATATAGGAAAAGCAATATATAAAATTTTAAATGATAACATTGCAGTTAGTTCAATGGTCGGAACAAGAATTGCTCCGAATGTAATGAAACAAACTTCAGCTTTTCCTTTTATTATTTACGATGTTTCAAATGATGATCCAGAAGGTCAAAAAGATTCTGTTGCTTTATTAGATAATGTTTCAATAATGGTTTCAGGATATTGCAAAACTTATAAAGAAGCATCAAAACTTGCTAATTATATAAGAACAGCTTTAGACAGAGTAAGCGGTTTATATGTTGGAGTTAATATACAAGCAATTGATTTTGATGGTTATGATGATGTTTTTGATGATATGAGTGGTTCTGATGGTATATATAGAAAATCTTTAAACTTTAACGTAAGAGTAATAAACTCCTTTAACAACATTTATTCAACAGCATTTGATGGAGTTGATGACTACGTTTCTTTAGGAACAACGGGATTGTCAGCTCTAACAAGTACGGGATCAATTTCTGCATGGTTCAAATTAAACACTGTTTCAACTTCGGCACATATCATGCGCTTGCAAGTAGATTCAAACAACTCAATTTTTATTTTTTATCATGCTGGGGATAACATGCTGAGATGTACTTATAAAGCAGGAGGCACAGCAAATTCTTCTGAAACAGATGACGCAATTGAAGGAGATGGTTTATGGCATCATGTTTGCGGAACTTGGGATAGCTCTGGAGAGGTAAAAATTTATTTAGATGGAACTTTAAAAGATGGGAATGTAATATCTGGCACGTTTGCAGGATCTATAAGCTCAGCAAATATAGGAAGTAACTCAACTCCTGTCTCTTATTGGAATGGCAATTTAGATGAAATTAGCATTTATAGTGTAGAACTATCAGGTTCTGATGTAACTACAATTTATAACGATGGATTACCTTATACAGTAAGTTCAGAAAATGGATTGATAGGATGGTGGAGAATGGGAGATGGAAATTTAACTGGAAATTCTATTGCAACTTATAAAACAATTATTGATGAAACAGGAAATAATAATGGAACAATGACAAACATGGCATCAACTGACTTTGAAGCTGATGTTCCAGAATAAAGATATGGAAAAAAAGTATGTTATAATAAATAAAGAGTATGTTGATTCAATTGATTTCAAGCATGTTATTGAAACTTCAAAATCAACATTAAGATACAATTTAGATGGAACAAAAACAATTGTTAAATTTATTGGAGATGTACCTTCTTTTTTAGAAGGAGAAACAATATATTCTCAAACTGAGATAATTAACATAATCAACAATCCAGATAATGGTTGGATTGACAATAATGAATAAAAAAAATGAAATTTGAACTAAAAAGAAGATACGTTGTTAACGAAATAAAAACACTTGAAGCAGGTGCAATTATTGATGTAACGCAAGAAAAATATGATTGGCTAATAGAAAATGGATATGGCGAGTCACAAGAAAAAAAGGTAAAGAAAACAAAAAAAGCTTCAGATAAGAAGCAAGATAATTAATTATAAATTTATAAAACAATAAAAAAATGGCAAACGGACAATTAAACGGAACGGATTTGGGCGTTTATGTTGGAGGTACTCTTGTTGCTTATAGCACAAGTGCAACTATCAATATAAATCATTCTACACGTTCTACATCAAACAAAGAATCCTCTGGATGGGAAGAAAACATGGAAGGAATGCGAAACTGGGATGTTTCTTGCGACGCTCTTTATGCATGGCTTGATCCTGCAGGAAGCGCAATTTCAAATGAAACATTAAGTGAAATTTTTACTGGATATATGCAAACAAGAGCAAGTTTCGCTTTAACTTTTGGAGTTACTACATCAGTAGCAGGAGACACTAAATACACTGGAACAGCTTGGTTAACATCAGCAAGTTTAAGTGCTCCTTTAGAAGATACATCTACGTTCTCTGTTTCTTTTCAAGGATCAGGAGCATTAACACAAACTATAGCAACATAATAGTTTAACAATTAGAGCCAGCCTCGATGTTTTCTTTTCTGGGTATCGGGGTTGGTTTCTTTTAATACAGAAAAGACAGAAAAAAAACTTAGAAAAATGAAATACGAAATTTTAGAAATTGGAGACGAAAAAATGCCTGTACGTTTTGGGTTTAATGCGTTAAGAAAGTTTTCACTTAGAACTGGAACTACATTAAATGATTTAAACAAATTAGCAGGAGGAGAAATATCTTTTAACGATGCGTTTGCATTAATTTATGCAGGCATTGAAGATGGTCATAGGGCGTCAAAGGTTAAATTCACTTTGACTATTGATGAAGTTACAGATATGTTTGACGGAAACATGGAAGCAGTTGAGGAAGCTTTTAAAATGCTCGGAAGAGCCATGGGAGAGGGCAACGAAAAAAAGAAGAAGGCCAAGCGAGCAAAAAAGAGCTAACTTGGCAAAAATTAGAAACGATAGCATTCGGACAGCTTGGAATGAATGTTGATGATTTTTATGATATGCTTCCAAGAGAATTTTGGAACAAATTGGATGGATTTTATGAGTTAGAAAATTTAAGACAAAGAGTTCACTGGGAACGTACAAGATGGAGTACATGTTTATTGTTAAACGTCCACGTTCAAAAAGGAAAAAGAATCAAGCCTCAAGATTTGATTTTGTTTGACTGGGAAAAGAAAGAAAATGAAACAGATTATAAAGATTTAAAAAATAAAGCAGAGTTATTTAAAGCTAAATATAATAAAATAAAAACATATAAATAAAAATGGCGTCAAAAGCAATAGGATTTCTTAATTTTAAGTTTTCAGCTGATTTAACCTCTTTTGAAAGAGGAATGAAAAAAGCGCAAAAAGATTTAACTAAATTTGGTAGAAACTTAAAAAGAACAGGGCAAACTTTAACAAGAAGTTTGACTTTGCCAATTATTGGATTGGGCGCTGTTGCTGTTAAAACTTTTATGGATTTTGAACAATCCATGTTGAAAGTGAAAGCGATTTCAGGAGCGACAGATCAAGAGTTTAAAGCTCTTACAGAAAGTGCCAGAGAGCTTGGAGCCTCCACAATGTTTACAGCATCTCAAGTATCAGAACTTCAATTAAATTTGTCAAAACTTGGATTGACTCCTACAGAGATTAATCAATCCACAGAGGCGATTCTTAATTTAGCGCAAGCCACAGATTCTGATTTAGGAGAAGCCGCAACAGTAACTGCTTCGATAATGAACTCTTTTGGATTGGAAGCCACTGATATGACTATGATTTCTGATGTCATGGCTGATTCTTTTAGTTCAACAGCGTTGGATCTGCAAAAATTTCAAGTTGCTATGGCTTCTGTCGCTCCAGTCGCTAAGCAAGCAGGAGCGGACTTGGAGACTACAACAGCTGTCTTAGGTGTTTTAACTAATAATGGTATTGAAGCCTCCACAGCAGGAACAGCTTTGAGAAACATATTTTTAGACTTAGCAAATCAAGGGTTAACATGGGATGAAGCAATGACTAAAATAAACGAATCTATGA